TCAGCCAAAGCCAAAGGGAATGAAGTTATTCCCTGATTCTAATCCCTCTAGTTCCTCAACTAGTTCTCCACAGAAGTAAGAAATAAATCACAGAAAGAAAGAGAAAGAAAAATGAGCGCAGCTGGAGAACAGGTAGCATCTAAGTTTTCTGAGCCTGGAATTGATTCTGATCCTATTTCTACTGGAGATGTGGCTTCTGCTGTAGCTATGCCTGCTCCTTTAGCAAAGATTCAGAGAGTTTCTGGTACAGCAGCAATGACAACTATTGGATTACCTTATCCTGATTTTGAGGGTACTGTAATCTTTATCCCTACTGCTGCATTTACTGGAGCTACAGGAGGTGCGGCAGCCACTACTTCAGCGGCGCCAATTGGTTTAGCATTTACCGCTGTAGTTGGTAAGGCACTTCATTTAACTTTCTTACGTTCTACTGGACTTTGGTATCCTTCTTACGTTGCTTAATTTGGTCTCTTAATTTAATCACCTGAGCAAATCACGTGAATCAAATAAAGTAAATTGAACACACAAATAACAGAAAAAATCGAGTGGGAGCCAACTCCTAAACAACAAGAGTTCATTCAAATACCATTCTCTGTTGATGAAGCTCTATATGGTGGAGCGGCTGGTGGAGGAAAGACAGAGTTAGGACTTTGGTTGCCGATTGTATATGGATTTCATAACTATCCAGCATTTAAAGGTATTCTTTTTAGAAAGACATTTCCTCAATTAGATAAATCTATCGTTCCTAGAGCTAAGTTAATTTACGAAAGATTATTTAGAGCAAGATACAATGACCAAAAACATATATTTACGTTTCCCTCAGGAGCGACAATCTTCTGTTCATATCTCGAAACAGATGACCACGCCAGAGATCATGATACGAATGAGTACAACTATGCGTTCTTTGACGAACTTACTCACTTTAGTGAATTCTCCTATTTGTATATTGCTGGCAGCCGCGTTAGGAGTTCAACTAACTTGCCAGCTTTTACTAGAGCAGCTTCCAATCCTGGAAATGAGGGACATCTCTGGGTTAGAGAGAGATTCGTTACTCCTGCAAAAGACGGTAACGTTCTTATACAAGATGAATCGTCCGGAACTTGTAGAATCTTTATCAGCGCAAAACTTACGGACAATCCATATTTAACTAAAAATGATCCAAATTACATTAATAGACTTCATCTCCTTCCATATGCTGAACAAAGAGCCAAGATTCATGGAGATTGGTGGACATTCTCTGGTCAAGTATTTGATGAGTTTAGGACAGTTAAGTTTCCAGATGAACCAGAGAATGCTATTCATGTAATTAAGCCCTTCATTATTCCAGAATGGTGGCCGAAGATAGTTTCTATAGATTGGGGATATACTCATAAGACTTCAGTTCATTGGGGGGCTATTTCTCCTGATTCTAGAGTAATTATCTATAGAGAATATGTTAGTCAAAAAGAGAGAATTTCATCTTGGACATCAAAGCTTCTAACTCGCGGCCAGTATGATGGAAATATAGTTGCTAGAGTAATTGATCCTTCTGCCGATCAAGATAGGGGCCAAGAGAAGACTATTTATCAACAAGTTTGTGAAGAGACTGGATGGAGAATAGAGAAGGCCACCAATGATCGAATCAGCGGGAAGATGCTCCTACATGAATTCTTACGTTGGAAGCCACGACCACCAAAATATATCCCTGCCGAGGGTTTCGATTTGGATCGTGCTGAGTTTATATTTAGGAATTATGGTCTTGACGCTAGGAGAGAATATGAAGAAATGTTTTTGCCTGATCCAGTGGAGAAAAATCTTCCTAGGCTACAGATTTTTGACCATTGTGAGGAGTTAATTAAGATCATTCCAATTCTCGTTTACGATGATAAACATCCAGAAGATGTCAAGAAGATAGGTGGCGATGATCCTTACGATGATATTCGTTATTTGTTACAGCGCATTGATCGTTATCTCATTCAGGTCAAGAAAGATAGCGAAGAGAGACTTAAACTTGAGTCAATACTCCAAGATTACAGTGAATCAGGGAATGTCACCAGTTTCTATAGGAAAATGGAGAAGTTTGAAGAGTTTAATAAGAAGAATTTGGGAGTTCGTCGTCATAGATCCTATAAAAGAAGTTTCGGCAGCGTGGAATAGTTCTGATTCTAATTATTTTCGTGATAAAATGATCTTAATTTATGAGAATGAGATCAAGGAATTGAAAGCTAGACTAATTAAAGTCGAAGGTGAAAGAGAACTTTACTCTAATCTATTCCATTCTTCTATTGCTCCCCCTGTAATTAAATCAAGCGGAGAGAGCAAGCCAATGGAGGCAGTTCCACATAAAAAGAGCGGGTGGGATAGAGATAGAAGGATTATTGAGGAGAAGTTAAGAGAGAAGAAAGTCATTAAGGCAGGAGTAAGTCCAGATGTCGATGGTTAATTTAAATCCCTTGTTAAGTGAAACAGAGAAGGAAAGAAGAGCCTATTTTGATAAGGATGTTGTTGCTAGAACTATCTATGGGGAGGGTCGTGGGCAGTCATTTGAAGGTCAAGTTGCAATAGGTTTTGTTATTTTTAATAGGGCTAAAGAGCGAAAGCAGAGTGTTCGTGAGGTTTGTTTAGCTCCTAGACAGTTTTCTTGCTGGAATTTAGGAGATATCAATAGAAAGATCATTGAAACTATCACATTACAAAGTAAAGGCTTTACACGTGCTTATGGAATTGCATGCTTAATCATGACTGAAGACTTAAATGATCCAACTTTTAATCCTGAGATTGGAAGAGGAGCAAATCATTACTATAATCCAGATATTGTGCATCCAAACTGGGCAAAGAACATGAAAGTTCTTAAGACTATTGACGATCATATCTTCTTAACTGATAGGAGTTAATTTAATGACTACTTCTCCTGTAAATAATCCAAAGATCGTAGACACTCAAGGAATTGATTTTGCTGATATTGCTCAACTTTTAGGAGCTAAGCCTGGAGCTATTCTTACTTTTATCTTAAAGAATAAGGCTATTCTAGATTTTGTCATCAATATCTTTAAGCATAAGGCTAATGTTCCTCCAGTTAATCCTGGTGGAGTCACTCTCCCAACAACAAACGAACCACAAGTTCCACCTGTCCCAGAAATTCCTAGAGAGCCTGTTTCTAATCGCAGAATTGATGGATTAGAGACTGCTTGGTTCTATTTCTCTCTTAGGAATGAAGTTATCTCTAATGAAGAGAAGAAGAATATTGTTGCTGGCAATCAACCAATTAATAAAGGCTACCGCTGCCACATTAATAGCACCCCTAAAGATAATCGTGGACAGAAGATGTATCATGGAGATAAAGATGCTGATAGACTCCTCCTTCAAGATCCATCTAAGGGACAAGTTGAGGGAAATTCTCGAATTGAACACCACCTTTTCCTTGATGGCGAAGAGTATGTCACTGGTGATATGGATCCCACTTCATCTTGGGGTGGCCAGGATGTTGTGTTTCTAACTTCTGAGTATGATGATGCTGCTTTAACTCCTGTAATTACTGTAAACCGTGATCTTTCAGTTGATGAGCAGCATGTTTTCTCTTATCAAGCTATTTATATTGCTCCTGACGGTCGTCGAATTTCATCTAATAAGCTAACTGATATCAAGATTCACGTTTGGGGTGATTGACTCAATTTGATTAATTAGGCAATTGATTAATTAGGCAATAAAAATGGCTTCTTCTATCATTAACGATCAGGGTTCAGTTGAAGATTATATCAATCAATCTTCCTCTACTTCTCCCATGAATTCCTCAATGGGACAAATGGAAGAAAATCAACCACAACAGGAAGAACAATTAGAGGAACAACCAACTGAAGATGAGAAGAAGAAGATAGAAGAAGCCTTTAGAAGTTTAGGTAAAATGTTTGATGATGAGGATAGAAATTCATGGGAGGTATTTGCCCAGAAATATAAGAAACTTCGTAGTTTTTGGCATGGATTTCAGAGAATTGCTTGGGACGCAAATAAGAAAGATTGGATCACGCCAGAACAATTTTTAGAGTTAGATCCTAAATCTGACATTGATCCAGATGAGTATAATTATATCATTAACATCTTCAAAGCACATGGAGAGTCTATCATTGCGGCAATTTCAGCATCTTTGCCTTATGTTAGATTCTATCCTAGAGATGCAGATGAATATAAAGATATCATCGCGGCAGCCGCACAATCTAAAGCTTCTGAATTCATTCAAAAAGCTAACGAAGCTCCAATTTTATTTCTTCACATGTTCTGGATTCTTTATACATCTTCATTTGCCGCAACTTACACGTATTATGAGGAATCTGATGAATTTGGAACAGTTAAAGTTCCAATTTTAGGTGTTTCTAGTGAGGTTAATTCTTCCCTAGTTTGTTCAGTGTGCGGCAATCAGGTTGAAGAAAGTGATAAGACTGTTAATGGTGAAGTGACTTGTCCAACTTGCGGAGAAACTTCTACTCCTTTAATGAGTGAGGAGATTCAGGAGAATCCAGTAGTAAGTGGATATGAAAATCAAGTTCAAGGCAAGCAAATTATTGAGGTTTTCAGTCCATTAGAAGTGAAAATTGCTCCATATGTTAAGAAATTAAGAGATACTCCTTATCTTTGTTTAGAGAGTGAACAACATTATACAAAGATGAGATCACTGTATCAAGAAATTGCTGCTAAAATTGGTCCATATACTGGAGAGGATGAAAATAATCATAGGAGATATCGAGAAAGTGCAGAATCTCCTAATAACACTACTAGTGGATTAGTAACTACTAGAAGATGGTGGTTTCGTCCTTCCACATTTACTAAATTCTTAAATGATGATGCTACTGATAGGGAGACATATGATTTACTTAATAAGTTTTATCCTAGTGGAGCTTATGTTGTTTTCGTGTCAGGTGTATTTGCTGAGGCAATTGATGAAAATGTAGATGAGTATTGGACAATAACTGAAAGTCCTTTAGGAGAAAATGTCCATACAGATCCTCTTGGAGATCCAGTTGTGCCTCTTCAAGAGATGAAAAATGAGACTAATACATTAACTATTGAGACTATTGGCTATGGTATTGGTGAAACTTTCGTAGATACTGATGTTGTTGATCTTAATAAATACAGTAAATCTGAGTCAGGTCCTGGAATGTACTATCCAGCTAAAGCTCCTGTAGGCAGATCACTTTCTGACGGCTTTATGTCCATCAAACCTGCTATTTTATCAAAGGAAGTTCCTGAATTTGACGCAAAAATTGATAAAATGGCAGAGTTTGTCAGTGGAGATATGCCTACCGTCTATGGTGGTACTCTTCAAGGAGGCTCTAAGACTCTTGGAGAGTATCAATCTAGCCAAAATAGAGCTTTACAACGTTTATCAACGCCCTGGAAAGTAGTTAATGTTACTTGGGCCAAGACTATGGGTAAATCTGTAGCCTGTTTCAAGAAGCATATGAAGAAGGACGAGAATTTTGTCAAGAAACAAGGAAATTCATTCATCAATGTATGGATTAGGAAGGATGAATTAGAAGCTGGAGAGGTTGGACAAGTTACTCATGAAACTTCTGACCAATTTCCGATTTCTTATCCTCAATTACGTGGATTCTTGATGGAATTACTAGGTTTAAATAGTGAACCTATTAATGCAGCTATATTTCATCCAGAAAATGCTGGAAATGTGGCTAGGGTCTTAGGATTTGACCAGTTTCATATTCCAGGAGATGATAGTAGAAATAAGCAATTGATGGAAATTAGTGAATTACTTAAAGGTGAGCCTCAAGAGACAATGATGGGAATGCCTCCTGAGACTACTATGCCAATTGAGCCTGAAGTAGATGACCACGAAATCCATATTGAAACTATTAAAGCTTGGGCTAATTCTGCACAAGGTCAGGAAGCTAGACGAAATAATATGATGGGTTATGTTAATGTAATGGCTCATCTTTCTCAACATATTCAATATATGCAAATGTCCATGATGGGAGTTCCTCCCGGTAGTGAGGGAGATGTTCAGGATATTCCTCCTAGTCAAAATCAAGGACAAAATCAATCAAATCAAGAAAGTGGAGCTTACTAATGCCTCCTGAAGATGATAATAACGTTGATGCTGAAGATTTGGATATCTTAAATTCTAGTGATGACACTGAAATTGATAATCCAGACGACACTCCCGTAAAGGAAGATGATAATTCAATTCCCACTAAGGAATCAAAGGAAGAGATTAACGAAGAAGAAAAGCCTGAAGAAACCAAGCAAGAAGATGAAATCAAGGAAGAAGAGGAACCTAAAGAGGAAATTAGTGAAGAACTCAAGCCCTCTTTTTCAAGGGTTAATAAGAAATATCCAACATTCTTCAAGGAATTCCCTGAGGTTGGTAAAGCTCTAGCTGATTCTATGGCATTCGGAAAGATTTTTCCTAATGTCAAGACAGCAGAAGATGTAGTTGAGAGAGTTGAATTCTTTTCTAAATTAGAAGATTCAATTCTTGATGGTAATCCTGAGGTTCTTCTTCAAAATCTTTATCAAACTGACCAAGATGCTCTTAATAAGTTCGTCAAGAGCTTCCTTCCAACGATTGAAAAAGCTAATCAGAAGATGTTCATTAGTATTACACTTCCTTACATTGCTAAAGCCCTCATTGCCGCGTCTGCTGATGCTAAAGGGAGTGGCAACAAGAATTTAGAACATTCAGTAAAGCATCTTAGTCAATATCTATTTAATAATCCTGATCCGAACGCTTATAAGAATGTTATTGGAGAAGATAAGGAGACTGAAGGATTTAAGGAAGCGGCAAAGCTTAAGAAAGAATTAGAAGAGCGTAATAATAATGACGCTCAAAAATTCTCTTATTCCATTAGATCATCTGGATATAAGATCCTATCCAATGAATTGTCTAAGTTTTTAGATCCTAATAATGCTCTTCCTGATTTTGTAAGAACTGCGGCAATTGATAAAATTCTTAGTGAAACTGGAGAAGTATTAAGGGGCGATCAAGCTGGAAATCGTATGATGGCGAATCTTTGGGAAAAAGCAAAGAGGAGTGGTTACTCGGAAGAGGACAGAGCCGAGTTGATTCGCGCGTATCTCGGGCGCGCTAGAAAAGTCCTGCCGGGTATTAGGGAAAAGGTAAAGAAGGAAAAAGTGAAAAAAGAAAAGGTCAAGACGGAAAAAGTGAAGAAGGTCAAGCTGACCAAGGAGGAGCTTGGCAGGCAAGACGCGAAGAAGAGCATCGCGGGCGGCGGAAAAAAAGGCGCTGCTTAGCTTTTCTCGCACGGAAC